ATAAAAAGAAATTTATGATTACTCGATTTTCGGACTTTTAGTTTGAGATTACGAGTACCCACCAACCACCCAATCTCAAACTTTCCCATAGATTTAATGTAATCTATAGACGAACGTAGGCTCGCCGGCTGGATCAACATGGATACCAATTCCTGCCAGGTCACCTTCACGCTGAGCTCCGCGCAACTTTTCTACAATTTGATCAAACTTAATACGATCAATTTTAAGGTCTTTTATTACACAATTTTCCAACTCCAAACTTGATACGGAATTGGGATATGGTCCAAGAGAAATTCTAAGTGCCAGGTCATGCTCAATAACCCCTTTGTAGGTAGTAGGTAAGCCATAGACGCGTTGAAGAGCTAATAAGTAGTCACCAATTATGGGAACATGTGGATCGGTAACTAAATACCCATTTACCTTATTACCCAAAGCTTCCTTGGTGTTTACTGTACATACAGGTAATCTCATCAACGCTTCTAAAGGCTTACAGTAAGTAGTGTCTGATGTGAAAACGTCGACAAACTTACGACCTACAAAGGTAACAACCCGTTCGGGTCTGACTATCTTCACAGTCAAGCCCAATAACCTGGCCACCTCTTCTAGCTTACACCTATTATTATCTATTCCATCATCACCGTATTTAGGCCCAATATTTTCAAAAGCTTTGTTGGGCTCCATCCCCGCCAAACGATAACCACAATAACTCGCATAACCATTTACAATTGTGTTACCCTCAGTAGTTAACGGGGATCCAGACAGACGGGAAAACTTTGGGTCGTATTTCACGCCATGTTTGGTCCTTGCACGACAATTGACATCATTGTTCAATAGTCGTTCAAGCTCTCTAACATAGCGTTTATTAACCCAACGGAGGAAGACAGTTTTCTCGACCAAACGCAGAAACTCTGAAATAGTTCCATCGAATCTGCCATAATCGGATTCAATCAAAGTGCCTTCATCATATTGGGTACAATAATCCCTAACCATCTTAACGGTTTCCTCAGGTGTACGTCCTGGACCATAGAATTTGTGGCGTTTTACATGTTTCTTAAAAGCATATGTGAAACGACTGAGATTAAGCAAATGATCCTGTTTAACTGTACTAATATTTCTAGGATCTGCAAT